GGTAAAGTTGATTCAGAGTTTGCTAAATTGTTAGTGTCATGGGCGGACGGTATCCGTAAAACGTTTTATGATGATGGTGTTGATGATGTTATTTCGACTCGCCGTTTAGGTCATATTGTTCAGACATATGCTATCTTTGAAGATCGTATGAAGTCAATTGATTTAGCTATTTCACGTTTCGATGAGGATACTAAGAATACGTTTAAAGAGTTATATACCAAGTTCGATGCTAATGTTAATGCAGAGCAAAATGAAGAAATTGATCATACTATTTAAAAATAAATGAAATGAGTTCTTGACATGGATGTCATCATTTGTTATAATGTATATGAAAGTTAGTTAATTGTAAAGGAGAAAAATGAATATGCAAAATCTTCCGTGGATAATTTATATGATACTTTATTCAATTAGAGTACCTATTAGATTTGTTGCTAGATTTTTTGGTTATAATATACAATTCGATATCATACCGGATGAGGATTATGATGAATGGAAAATGTATGAAGAAAGAGGACAAGAGGAAACAGTTGAGATTGACGGTATTGTTTATAATGTTAATGATTTACGGAGTGAAGATTCATTAGTAGGTGAACTGGTTATGGTTGATGTTAAGTCAGATCGTTACTATAAACAGTATGGTATGGTATTTGAAGATAAAGATGATTATTTACTTAGAGTTAAATTAACAAATGGAGTTATGACCACTTATCATGTTCATAACTTGGCACTAGTAGTACCAAAAGGAGAAGAAGATGAGTAAATTAGTAGACGAACGTTATGATATAATTAAGGAAATTGCTGAAAAGAATAATGAGAAAAAGAAGTTAAAAGAGAAAGAAGTTAAAGCTGCAGTCGCGTTAAAACAAAAGCGAAAACGACGAATGACTGATAAAGAAGTAGAAAATTTAGCGGCATTTGTAAACTTTAATTCTGATACACACATATCATTTGATGGTACAAATGATGCGAATGAGATCACTGAAGAAGTATCTATTATGGATGCATATGAGGAGAGTAGAGATGAATAAAGTTCGTGAGGCGACAAAAGAAGAAGTAATGGGTCAAGAGTTTATTGATCTATCTAAAGAAGATTTTATTAAAAAGTATGGTACACTTCGGTATGATTCTATGCAGTATATGTTCTATACAGCTGCTGATGAAATGGCAGATGAGTATATAATGGGTCCTGGAGGTCACTAAAATGGAAGAAGCAACAGCATTAAGAACTCACTATGATTCAATGAAGTATGAGCTGTCTCAAGGTTTATGTGAAGTTACATTCACTAAGATTAATGGAGATGAGCGTATTATGACCTGTACTACAGACCTTGGTGCTATTCCGGAAGGTAATAGACCTAAGGGCACTGGTAAAGTGGATAAAGAGAATACTAATATATCCGTATGGGACACTAACGCAGAAGGATGGAGGAGCTTTAAAACAGAGAATGTTACTAAGTTTACAGCACTTCGGTATACAGCTGAAGAAGTAGTATGTGGTGAAATCAAACCATTACTTGACATTTGATGTAAAATATAGTATAATGTATGTATAAATTAAATAATCCCTGTTAGCTCAGTTGGTAGAGCAGATGACTGTTAATCATCATGTCCGTGGTTCGAGCCCACGACAGGGAGCCATTATTAAGGAAACTATATTATGAGTAAAACAAAAGTAAGAGCTAAGTGGGCTACAGATTTAATTGAGCCTGAACTAGATAATAATTATACACAAGGGGAATTGATATCTGTATTGAATTGGTATAATGTAATGACTGATTCTAAGACCCTTGTTAAATATCTTAATACATACCTTAAAGAGATTAAATCAGATAAGGTATTAACATCTTCTGTCTCACAGCAAACCGCAGGGGCTATAGCACGTCTGATTACTAGAGGTCTTGGAGATAAAAAACTTCAAGAATGGATGGATAATTGGGTAGCCCGATTAGATACTAAAGTTGTTGTACCTCCTACTGTTAAAAAAGTTGTCTCTATTCAAGAACGAACTGCTATTAAACTTAATGATTATATTACGGGTTTAGACAATGCTTTTGAGAACTTTATAGAGTCTGATTTTAAGATGAAGTTCAATACTGAGAAATACTTGGCAGACTCAAATGTTAAAGCATCTTATATTCGAGAGATTAATATGTGGGCATCAAATGTCCGTAACGAATATGTATTGTCTAAAACCCTCCCTATTATGAAAGAAGGTTATTCAACCTATACTACACCACAAAAGAACAAGGTTATCAAATTTTTTGATAACATGATTGATTCATTAGAGAAGTATAAAGTAGCTGTAACACCAGTCCGCAAAAAGAAAGTAGTACCTGCTTCTAAAGCTGTTTCAAAAGTAAAGTATGCTAAAGCATTCCCTGAGCTTAAACTTAAATCTGTTGATCCTGAGAAACTAATAGGTTCTAAAGAGGTTTGGTTATATAATACAGCAACTAAGATGCTTAGTTATTATACGTCTCTTGATGGAATGACTGTTGGAGGGAGTACATTAAAGGGTTTTGATTTTTCAGAGCAAAGACGTTTAAGAACACCAGAAAAGCAGCTTAAACTCCTGACCTCTATGAGAAAGGGGCAATGGATTATCAGATTCACTACCATGGCTAAGACTGTTAGAACAAAGGGGTCAGGTAGACTAAATAACTCTACTATCATTTTAAAGGTATTCTAATGGCTAATATAATCGAAGCAGCACTTCAATCAAAACAAGTAAAACAAAAGCAGTTTTCTGACTCAACAGAAAAACTAATCATGTCTAATGGTGGGGATGTAATAGATGCGATTCTGATGACATGTGAAAAGTACTCTATTGACCCATCAGATGTATCAAAATATCTATCAAAACCCTTAAAAATTAAGTTTGAAGCATATGCAGCTAACCTTAGACTAATCCCTAAAGGAAATGAACTACCTATATGAATACTAATTTCGCATATAATAAACCTGAGCGAGCACCTTTTACAGCAAAGGCAGTGTACGAATCATTTAAGATATATCAGGCTCTCAAGTTACATTTTGATTGTGACTCTAACTATAACGCAGTTCGGTATAACTTCAAAACTACAGTATCACCTAAGGCCTTTATTAAGCGTAAGGATAGGTTTAAATATAATTATGCTATTAAGCACCATACTAACAATATTAAAGAGTTTTACACCTATAACTTCTTAGAAGGTGTTAATTGGGTTGGAGATATGACCTCAATTAACTATGATAAACATAATAAGGTTCGTGAGTCATTACTATATACATTCAAAGAGGATATGTTTAGATTGTCTGAGATTGATAATAGTTTAGATGTTTGGTTGAGATGTGATACAGATGATGTAGAGAATCATAGAGAATCTAAATATGGTAAAAAGATCAGTATACCTCCTATTTTAAAGGAAACATCACCTGCACTTGAATCTATTGTTATCTTAAATAAACTTACAGGATTTGTTGAGGCGTCAGAAAAGGAATATAAGGATTATACTGTATATAAATCATTAGCTCATAGAATAAAACGATACTCAGACTTAATGAACGTTCCGGATATTGATAAATATAAAGATGTGGTTTTAAACACATTCGAGTAAACGAAATGAATATACCAGGAATGCGTAGTAACGATAAAGATAGAATAGCAAGAGAAAAAGAGCGTATAGAGATATATCGAGAATTTTTCGAGAAATGGAAAGTTGGAATAGGAACTAAGGTTCATGTTAAATATGATGAGCATCAGTTTAAAACTACTGATCTAGGTATCATTAATGATATTATATCATCTGAATTAGCTCATATCAAATTCCCAGAAAAGAAAGGTGGAGGAGGTACATTCCACATGGAAAACCTAGTACTTGACATTTAGAGTAAAATAGTGTATAATATATAGTATATAAAAATAGAAGTTCGTCTTATCTTCTTTAAAATTTGACAACATATTGTAATATAATTTAAATACGAAAGGAGAGTAATATGTCATTTTCAGCAATGAAAAAGAACAGAAAAGCACAGATTGATGGTTTAGTTAAAGCAGCTGAGTCAGCATCTGGTAATAAGAATAATGATTGGGATAAGGATTCCGATAAGTACTGGAAACCTGTTGTTGATAAGTCAGGTAATGGGTATGCAGTATTTCGTTTCTTACCAGCTGCAGAAGGTCAAGAGGTTCCGTGGATTCGCTATTGGGATCATGGATTCCAAGGACCTGGTGGAATGTGGTACATCGAGCGTTCTCTTACCTCTATAGGTAAACAAGATCCATTATCAGAGATGAATACAGTTCTATGGAACTCTGGTCTTGATTCGGATAAAGAGTTAGTTCGCCAACGTAAGCGCCGCCTTCATTATGTGTCTAATATCTACATTGTATCGGATCCAGCAAATCCTGCTAATGAAGGTAAGACTTTCATGTATGTATATGGTAAGAAAATCTTTGACAAGTTAACTGAGGCTATGCAACCTGAGTTTCCTGATGATGTACCAGTTAACCCATTTGATTTTTGGGGTGGTGCTGATTTTAAATTGAAGATTCGTAAAGTTGAGGGTTATCGTAATTATGATCGTTCTGAGTTTGGTGATGTATCCGAATTCTTAGGTGGTGATGATGTTAAATTAGAAGGAGTTTATAATTCTCTTTACGATCTTGAAGAATTTAACGGTGATTCACAGTATAAAACCTATGATGAGTTGAAGACTAAATTGGCACGTGTATTAGGAACTACAGTTCCAAGAAATACAGCAGAATCAGTTGAGTTGGATGAAGTTGCAGCACCCGCTTCAACACCAGAAGAGGCATCTGCACCAGCAGCTACTTCTACGGATGATACGTTATCATACTTTGCTAAGTTAGCCCAAGAGGGTTAATTATGTAATACTAAAGTTCAACTACAGTATTACATAGAAAGGGGTCTTAATTGACCCCTTTTTTATGCCTATCGATTCATATACGCAGTGAATCCCATATAAGCACCAACAACAGATGCTTGACCCATGTAAAATAGACCAAGTAGATCACCTAGTGCATCGACACGTTCTACAGATACTAAAGGTGTAAACAGTATACCAGTGAATACAATCAT